TCAGCCATAGTGTAATCAATACCAATCATTGCTAAACAGCGTTGAATGGAAGAATGGTTGAACCATGGACACTTCTCAGAGATGCTCATAGCATTATCGTCGCCATATGTCATTAAGGCAACAGCATCCTTAAACCTCAAGGTAATAAGGTAAACAAACTCTTCTCGGTCCTTAACATAGGACCACTCACTTCCAGTATGCCACTTTCCAAGTGCATCATCAAAATGACAACTGCTCCATTTTTGAGTCATATACTCCTCGCGGAGAGTAAAGAAACAATAGCGCATATAGATTGAGTTGACAAGACTGTTAATAATGACGGTGAGGGGATGTCCTGAGGGATTACTCCCAAAGAATTCTACAACATCACCATTCATATTCACAGTTGGAAACGCCGTATCATAAGCGATGCCCCGCACAACGGCGAGGTCTTCTTCCGAGTAGCCAGCGGCCTTACAGATTCGCAAAATAATCTCGAAAGCAGCCAAAATAGCGGTAGCAGGCATGCGTTTGTCAAACTTAGCATAATCACCAGCAACAATTCTCTTCCTCCCAAATTTGGTCAGAAAATTCATTAGCTCGTGCCATTCCAAAGATTGTGCAACTATTCCTGGTCCCGCCTCAAACAAGAAGCGATTTTTCTGCATCAAAACAATAACAGATAACAAATACTTTCGGACAACTAGTGTCCAAGCTGCATTCGCCATCGTAAAGAGACGCACCTTTTTAGCTTCTGCTTTGGCATGGGATATGGGCTCGTCTTTTGGACAACCGCTAAAAATAGCGTGAGCTCTTTCACCGCGATGGTAAGTCGCAATAATCTCTTTCGCCATATCCATTACTTCGGGTGTAAAGGTCATCAAATCTTCACCTGGGTTACTTTCCACAGGTTGCATAAAATGCTTTTTAGATTTTCTCCATGGGAATCCCATACTTGACTTTCTATTCATCTTGTCGCAGTATAGTACTCCAGCAGCACCATTGATGGCTGTTTTGTCATCATACACCATAACTGTTTTTTTATAATCCAACTTGGCATCTTGTATATCATCCCAAAATTGGTCAACACAAGTGTCAAGGGTTTCTTGTTTTATCATAGTTACGGGTTGTGTCATGTCATTCCATGCATGCCGCCAGAGCCCCTTTCCGAACTCGGGCGCGGTTTTTTCTTCTGGATAACCACGCTTAACCATTGAATCCCGTATCAAGGTGGGGATTACATTCGACCTATTTCTTGGACGCGCATAATTTTGCAATGAACCAAGAACATTACATGTTCCAGATTTCATCTCACGAGCAATACTTTGAACGTTCAATCCTTCCAAAACCTGAGGAGCAGAAGGTGCAGATACTTCCACTTTCCCGCGACTTATTCTAGCCGCAGGAAACTGTTCTTCTACACACGTCAACAATTCACGATTAATGCGGATCGATTCACATTCGTTACCATAACCAAGGACATGGATGCCCAAGATTAGAGGGATACCGTTCGTTTGCGAAAATAGCACAGCACCACAATCACCTTTTTCCGTCAATACTTCTGGACGACCTTTCCAGGTGTCTGTTTCAGCATGAACATCGTGCGTAGGCCATTTGGCGTACGAGACGTCGATATTCTTGACGGGATTTGTAAATTCATAACCAGTCGCCCTTCTCCCGTAAAGGGCACCGTCTACTTTTCCAACGTATGATTTCATAACAAAGTACTCAGATAAATCAGTTCCGGGTGGCCGGCATCGTAAACGTATAAAGGCAAGATCTTTCTCAGGGATTCGAAGAATCATAGAGGGATCAACCTGAATATCACGGGAACCGCTAGAAAGCCCGCAAGCTTCATCACTGATGACATTAAGTAAAAAGTAGTCAACAGGAGGTATTCCGTGATTGTTTACGACATACAAATCAGATTTGTAATTAAAGGCGCAATTACGCCGTACCTTGCCATGGTTGGTATCAAAGACCACCATAGCGCGTTTGATATGTTTGACAATGGTGTCCTTTGGACGACCTTTAGCTGAAAGCGAAGACTGTGATAAATCAGCAGAATTGCAAGCATATTTGTCTTCATAGGATCGGACGATACGTTGTGTATCATCTGGTGGTGGGGTTTGACCATACGATCCTTCAAACGCTTGAGGGACAAGCGCAGTTGTGGCGCTCCAAACGCTCTTAATAAGCAAATACAATCCAACTCCAGTTGCAAAAGCAGCACAAAGAGTCATGATCGCCTTGGGGGCATCTATGCTTTGATTAATGCGTTTTCCCGCATATTGTAACACCATGCGGGTAAGTGTGCCCTTGTGTTTAGACTGCCATGCCATATTAACACGCCAATACGGGCCCCATATTATTGAAAAGAAAAAATCAATCCAAAAATAGGTGCCTAGATATATCCAAATCGCATACCATGCTAGGACACATCTCTCGTAAAGCGGTAATTCTGACGTCACGTGGTGTGATAGAACTTCTCTCTCGGAAGCCACCAACGCACAGCACTCACTTATATAAGATGCTCTCATACTCTCAAACCGATCCTTAACATCGTTCGCAGAGTCCTCAGCCTTTCTCATTAAAGTAGTCCAACTTTGAGTGCAGTCACAAAATTCTAATGGGAGCTCACATCGAACACAAAGTGTCGATGACGCTACTTTATCCATACTAGAAAGTGCCGCATCTTGATCAAGGGCATGGGCATGTATCACCTGAGTATACCATTTTAGAAAATCCTTCATGGTGGTGAACGTACCCACTTTATCCAATAGCCCTCGTTGATCATCTTTCCCCGATTCTCGCGGTCCTGGTACGACTCGTGTGATCACGAAGTGCCAGTAATCAGGGTAGGTTTGATCTTCAACAGGTGGCAATTTGGAAGTATCCAACATTCCAGACTTATTGAATTCAGGCTTGGGTATGGCTTCGATGACGTAGGGAAAACGTCGTTGAACAGCTAGGGGGCATGAAAAGTACGAAACTAAATTTAAATTTTTTGTATTTGTCGTACCTATAACCAACTCAGCCCGCACAGGAGTGCGTCCTTTGTCCTGAAGTTCTGCTTGTGCAGGAACAAAGGGTACGTTGTTTGCTACGCATAACAACTCAGCTAGAGAAGGATCAAGAGTCCCTAATTTAGGCGATAAGAAGCCTATATCGTCCATTTGAATACACCATTGGGTCGAATTAAAATTCGACCAGAATTCTTCCGTAGGATTGCGAGTATATTTGAATTCTGGTGCAGTGTTCAACTTTTGAACTTTACCATAATGTTGAAAAAGGATTTGGGTCAGCGTGGACTTACCGATACTGGAACCACCATACAGCAATAAGCATAATGGGGATGGCCGATCTTTCTGGGCCGCGCGTTTAGTAACCTCTAAATCATGGAGCAATTCTAATGAGCAAAGCAGTTTCGCTACTACCGCCTTTTCAGCCGGTTTTGACATAAACTTTTTGATGCTTCGTCCTTTCTCAATGCAGTCCTTAAGGTCCGCTAGAAATGCAAAACGATCTATTCCGAGAGGAGCGGGATTTGAAAGGAAATTCCCGTTCTTGAGTAGCTTTTCAGCTTGATCGTACCACTCCTGGTATTGCTTCTCCGAATGAAATAGTGGGGATAACTCGCCTGTCTTGTAACATTGGTATCCACGAGAACATAAGAACTCGATCGTGTCCAACATGCAATGCAAGAAATCCGGTCCCATATGATACTCTTTTTTGACTGCAGCCTGTGCAATTTTGTCAAACTTCAACCAATCCATATCAAGTCCTGCGGATTTGAACATAGAAAGGGAAAGAGCATACATTCCAAATTTGTAAAGTTTCTCATACAGCGGAGATGCTTTGATTACGTCATACTTGTTGATGAAACTACGAACATCGGCAAACTCCCAAGATTGAACTTCCATCTGCTTCTCATCTTTTTGAGAAAAGAAGTGACGAAAAACCTCGCCGCATACAAATGCAGCAAGATTTCGTTCGCTAATGGGGATATCGCGCGCTTTCGCGAACACCATCATTGCAACAGCTCGGTCAGCGGCGTTCCGTGCCCGGTACATCATGTAATTGAAAAGAACGAAATCTTCGACCAATTTGGCCAAAAATGATTGATTCATATCCATTTTAACATAATGCCCAATCAACGGTTTAAACTGATGGCCGAGTGTGAAATCAAGTAACATATTCTGAACTACGAAGGGATTAAAACCCGCAAACGTAGAAGTCTGGACTTCATCTTCCGTAAACATTCGTGCTTCGTCTCTCATCGCTTTGCGATCCTGAGCCTTGCGTCGACGTCTTTCGGAGCCAGTAACTACTTGTTCAGCGTCCCAATAAGAGCGGTTGTCCTTATCCGCTCTTTGCATATGGCGTACATTTGCTCGAATATATGAACGTTTTCGTTCAAGTTGTCGGCAACGACGTCTCTCTCGTACAATGTCATTGGTGAATTCAGAATCAACTGATATTACACCGAAGGCTGGCACTTTCTCGTCTCGCGACATCGTGTTCATTGTATAGATTTTCATATGGGCTGTAAAAAGGATGTTATTTCTCCCGCCTAAGGATAGGGTTTTTCTGTCTGAGACCTCCAGCTCATACGGGTGGTATATGTACCCCTATCTTAAAGTTCGTATTAATAATGTAAGCACGACCGGAGTGGGTCTTCATGATCTGTGAAAGTCACACGATCTACACCTTTACAGTGTTGCATCTTTCGACGCTCTTACAAGTTTTTTAGAACAATAATTCCTATTATTTATAATTTTAAGTTATGTACAAGTTTTATAATTTTTATTTTATTTTATGTTGCGAATGAGCCCTTAGCTCTGTCCACAACTTTCTTGTATTGTTTAATTTTATTTGGGTGCCATTATATAAATAAGACGGTTGCAGTGGCTGTGCAACCGAATGCCCACAAAGGGGCTACCCCAACATACCTCAAAAGCGCTCTGCGCCTGGTATGAAGGGTCCGATTTATTTATTAGGATAGCTTAATCGTAAAAGCTATATGGTAATGCTTAAAGCATAGTTGTTTTAAAGGGGGGTGGGTGGGTAATTCGAAAATTACTAGATTTATTTATTCAGGAGTTACATTCTCCTATAAGAAAATAATACGGTCAAAAATTTTTAGAATGCCTGTATCAGACAATTGAATCGTTCATCAAATCGCAGTGAGAAGTAGGGGGGCAGGAGTCAGGCTCAACTAACCATGCCTCTTCCAAGTACGTAAAATTCGACTTCAATTGACACAATAGTGAACATGAGTCCAACGGGTCCTAACACCTCGTTTGGGTTCAAAATTGTAGCATGAAATAGTGGGTTACACTATT